GTGATTACACTGTCATTTTTTATTTGTATATCGTTATTTTCTAAAATGTTGTTTTCTTGTGCTGTTACAACTTGTTCGGTTGGTTTTTGCTCTGGAAGCTTCAACGCTTCTTCTATCGTTTTACCAGCTACTTTTTCATAAACCTTAATAGCTTTAATTAATTGTTCAATAGCGGCTTGTGAAGATTCATCTTTTTTCTCTTCGTCTTCATCTTCATCAAGTTCTGGAGCTTCTTCAGCCATTTGTTCGATTGTTAAAACTCCTTTGACTTGGCTTGCTGGACGAGAAACTAATCCCGCTCCACGACCAGCCCAATCATACGCTAATACGCGATAAACTGGATTTCCATCATCATCTACGCCCTTACCACCATTTGCCTTTAAAAACTTTTCATAAGCAACAGCGTCTTCCGTTGATAATATTTTTGCATTGGAAAGTGTTGTGCTTCCAACCGCAATCCTATATTCGTCAAATCCAACTTCAAAAGACGATGATACACTGTTAAAATATGGTGATTTTTCCTTGCTCGCCATAGAGACAAATTGAGCAAGTTTTGGATTCGCGACTTTCCAAATATAGGCAGCATAAGAAATGTTAAACAAATCTTTCGCCATCGCTTCTTCCTCTGTCAAAATACGATTTGTGTCTAGTTCTGTTAAAGCAGCAGCAAAAATATTTCCGATAATCTTTTCACGATTATGTTCTATATCTAGAAGCTTTTTTGTAAAAGTTTTATATCTAGCAATAGCACCCTGCTTATCCAAACAATCGCCATTAAGATTACATTTACCCACTAAAACAAGTGGGCTCGCAATATAAAGAAGGTCCGTTTCTTTCTGTGGATTAAAATCCTTTGGCATTAAAGACTGTAGTTCTTCTAGAGATGCTCGCGCCTCTCTGCCAAGCTTATCATTTAAAAATGAATTTGAACCCGACATATGCAAGAATGTGGGTTCCACCTCTTTAGCGTCCGCAGAAAATCGCGTAATGTATTTATAATCCATATAATCTATTACACAGGAATTAAATGCGTGCTTTCGCTAAAATGATTGACATTTCTGCATCAACATCATATTTCATTGCAATTTCATCAATTGCTTCTGCCATTTCTTCGTTAATTTCCTTTGGGTCTGCTACATATGAAGATACGGATTCTTTCCATTTTGCATCTTCTTCGTTCGCCATAATGGTTTTTGCCAAGGTTTCTGCCACATCCATTTGCTCTTTGGTCAATTCGCCAACGCTGAATTTTGTCTTCAAAGCATTGGCCGCTTCAACCTTTAAATCATCAAATCTGTGTAGTAAATCTAAAATCCTTACTGTTGAGAATTTATCGCTACCAGTTCCAATAGGAGACACTTTTTTCGTTGTTTGTGGGGCTTTTGCTCCACTTGGCCTGCCAGAACTGCTGCTGCTGCCACCGCCAACGGAACCCGCTGGTTTTGGTGGGGCTAATATAGCGTTCTTTGGAACCATACCACCGCCAACAATAGGATAATATATACCCTTATCTCTTTGGGTCTTATACTCATTTTGCGCCTCAATAGAATTTTCTTTATCTGGAAGCATACCGGTTTCAATAGCGTGATTTGTCTCTTCTGGTGTTAACAAACCAAGTTCGGCAAGACGAATGAACAACTTTTGCTGTTGCACCTCATCCTGCAATTGAATTTGTTGGAATACGGCTCTTGGAGTGGCTTTGAAGCCCATTTCAGAACAGACCCTATCAATTTCTGGTTGAAGAAAATTATCTAAGAAGTTATCTTGACCACTCTTCAATCTTTCAATAAATACCTTGGCCTTAAGAATAGCGTTGGCAAATTTATCTTCACCGATAAGAATCGTCTGCAAACCTTCTTTAATATCTCTATCAACAACCGCATATTTTTCAGGCCCGAGCAATGCTTTAAAATCTGGAATTGCCCACGTAGCTTTAGTAGTGTAATCAGCAACCAAAACGCGACCAATAGTTGGATTTTTAAATAAAGACTGTAATTTCGCTACGTTATTTGGATTTACGCCACCGCCATATTGGTCAACACGCTCACCTGTGGTAATAAGCAATATTGCGTGTTCGATGGAACGCGACATTTGCATGTCCATTTTCTTTAATTGAAGTTTCCATTCAATATCATCGAGAATAGGATATCCCATTGGGATAGCTAATGGCCAATAAGATTGTTTTTTATAGAATAAATAATAAAGACGAGTTGGCTCAATTGGAACATAAATAAAGGTTGCCGCTCCACCTGTAAATGATTTAATCTGTTTCTTTACCAAATCTGGCAAAGAATCAAACATATCTTTTTCCTCTTGATTTGTTGGGTTCTTCAAACGCTGAATCTCATAGAGAGAAAGCATTTTTACATAATTAAAATTTTGACTTGAGAAACCATTTTCAACGAATACGTTTGTTGGATTAAGAACGATATAACGAATTGGGACTCTTACCGCTCTTCCACCCATCGCCTCTTTAATCGTTTTGATATCTTCGTTACGAAGCTTTCCATCGAATCTGTAAAAGAATACATTTCCCGACATATAAAATTCACGGAAACCCTGTTCTTTTATTTCATTAATTTTAATCTTTTTAAACCATTCTCTTATGAATGTACGGGATTTTGCGTTTCCACCCTTTAAATGAATATCTGCATTTGAAAATTCTGTTAATACTTCAACGGCATTTCTAAAAATGCTTACATTTGCATAAGCCTTTTGTACTAAATCAATTGCATTATTAATACAGTAACGACCATTTGTAGATTCAAAAGGAAGGGCATATGTTCTTAAATTTTGGAAACGATTAGTGTCAAGAGTTGTATTTTTGCCCATTCCACGATATTCTGTATCGGCAGAACCAAGGCTTGCGGCTGTTTCATACTCAATATTTGGCATTGGAACGCGCTCAACTGGTTTTTCAGTTATCGTTTGAACTTCTCTATTCCACCAATCTGACTTTTTTGTATATTTACGAGCCATAATAAAAGTAAATTAAAGTAACATTATTGTACTTATTACACCAATTGTGGCTCAAATGTATTGTAAAGTTGACCTTTTGGCTGCTCTTTTGATGCCAAATATAACTTTACACACCAATTTGCCAATAATAATGAAGAATAATTATCTTTTCTAACGCGATTCGCGCTTTTTGACCTTTTCATGGCTTGTGGCAACGACCAGCTTTGGTTTCCTAATTCGCTGGAATTAACCTCAACAAGAGAACACTCTTTCCTTGTAAGGTCTATTAAAGACCCTTGGAGTTCAATAAATTCAAAAATTCCAACATCATCCTTACCAAGCATACTATGGCCGTTTTTAGGGTCTAATACCAATAGATTTTCATTTCCATGAGCCATTCTTTCCCCAAGTCCATCAACAAATTGCGCTTTGCCAGCAAACCAAATGTTTTTATAATCTATGCAGGCTTGAAGATATTCATTGGCGGCGCGTTGGAATGCGCTATGGAAGGCTTGTTTCTGGACGATTCTTCTGCCTTCTTTGTTGTAACTCTTTTGGATTTGTTTTGCAAGGTCACTCATATCTTCTTTGCCAAAATCAGCATCAAGCGCCTTTAAATCAATTCCGGCATTTTTAAAGACACTTGAATTGTTACAAGAATTGATGAATTCGACTTCATCACCTTGAGAAGCGTCAATTCCAATATAAACAATATTAAAGTGTGTTACAAGATAATAAAGATAAAGAATGTGGTCCTTTAAATTTCCACCGGCAACGGCATATGAATGAACCAACATACCAATCTTTTTGTCTCCTTTTGGTATAATTTTCATCAAAGACATGGCGAAATGGTCACTTGATTCGGCGGAACTGAATGAAGGGTCAATTCCAAGAATATATTCAGCATCTTTATCTCCAACGATTTCGACACATGGCTCCTGCATGTCTTTTGTGCTGCACTCAATCATCTTTTTAATACTGAAATAGCTATCGCTACCTTCGATGAAAATTGCACGATATTCCTTGTCAACGATAGATTGTGGCGTTTCGCCCTCTGTTACGTCTTTTAATATGGCTTTATCTAAAAAACCATCAGGAACAGCCTCATAACTAATTTGCGTAACCGAATAAGAAGCAATATCTCTTTCTTCTGGTGTGCCATGCTTTGCTTTTTCCAAGTAATCGCAATATACTTTATAAAGGTCTTCCCATTGATAAGAAGCGGAAGATAGAAGAATCATTTTAGCATCAGTTGGGAAGTCTGTTCTGTCCTCTTCCTTCATAATGCCTTTTCTAATGAGAGCGTCTTCCTTTTCCCTGACCTTCATCTTTTTTGTAACGTCACCAGCAGCTACAAGGAAGGGTTGAAGAATTTCTTTAATAATTCTAATTGGAACAAGTAACGCTTCGTCAACAATTAATACAGTTGCACGAAGACCACGAAGACCTTCACCGTTTGATAGCGGAACGGCAGTTATTTTAGAGCCATTTTTGAACTCCCATTGGAAAAGGTCGTTTCTTCTTGACATTTTCTCGTTTTTAAAGACTTGTAATAATAAAGCTCCCACTGGTGACGTTGCAATCGCCTCAATATTCTCAAGAATACGGCGACTACTTCTAAAGTTTTGTGATACGAATAAAATTGATGTACCGGGAACAAATATGCAATAAAGGACCGCAAAAATACCAGCAAGAGTTGACTTTGCGCAACCACGACCCCATATAGCAATATTAAAGTTATTGCACCACCAAGCCCTTATGTATAAGACCTGTCTTGGATGTAAAACCATACCAGTTAAGATACGGGTAACGAACGCAAGATTATATTCTAAGAATTTGCCAAGGGTTGTTCTGGCCTGTTGTTCTGTAAGTTCACCCTTAATTTGAGAAAGCTCATCATTAACATCAATAGGCTTATAATCTGGACTTTCATTAGTTGGTTCCCACATAATTAAAATATTTTTTTTCTATCAATCATATACTGAATATCAAGCTGAGAGATATCACCATCGTAAAGAAAGATTTTCTCTGTAACTTCCGTTGCTTTTTTGACGCCATCACAAAAAACAAATTGAAAGTTATATTTCTGTATTAATTCGCGAATATTATGAAAAAGAACTTCTGGCCTTAATTTTGTATATCTTTTAATGTAAGGGATATAATTGAAACTCATCGCAGTATTGAGACTTTCTTCACAAACGACAATCAAATAAGCGTTCTTTTCCTTCGCTCTGGCAAATTCTCTATCAACCCTATCAAAATTAGAAACGAAAGAGCCAATTAAATCTGCAAGGCTTTTTCTTTCGACCACAACCTTATTCTCTTCGCCTTCGACAGCATAATCGCCAAAGTCAAGTTTTCTTTCAATCGTATTATGATTAGGAAATTTAAATGGCTTTGATTCTCTCGTATCAACAATAATGTTTAATTTTTTGTTATGAAATTTAATATCGTTAATCGAATAATCGTAAAGACAATTCATTCCCAAATTGTCACAGATACTTTCATAACTTCCCTTTGTGTTGTAAAATAGAACGCTTGGAAGCCCGCTACTAACAAGCTCAACTTCGCATGGCGCAATTGTCAAATTTTTCTTTTCCGCTCTTTCGGATAACATGGCGGTTGCAATTTCAAGGTTTTTATCTGGATTTTCCTTAAACCACTTTTTCATATTGTTTTTATTACAAAAACGCGTTGAAAAATACTGTTCGAAGCTTTTGAATTCAATCTTCTCGCCGGTCAGCATATCTTTTCTAGGAAAATATTCCTCATAATATGATGCCTGCGTAACCTTGAATTTCCTTAGATGACGATGAAGGGATTCATTGTCTGGATGTTCTGTGCTATCTATTTTACAAATAATCATTAGTGACGAGCCCTATCTTTTGAAAACCCTGCCACCAAAGCAATGACGCTATCCATATCACCAATCTTATCAACCTCTTCGCTTTCGCGGTTTCTTTGTTCTTTGGCCAATTCAATCAATTGAAGGCGCGTCTTTTCGTTTTGCCAAGCCTCAACGAGATTAAGAATAGAAGCGTTTTCCTGATATCTATTATCAAGGCGCTTTGAACGCGAACTAATAAGTTTGCCCATTGTATCATCAACACGCTTTCTGCTAACATTTAACTTTTCACGAAGAGCATTAATTAACTCAGTTGTATTTCCAGAAATAGAACCGGCACCACGTTCGGATTGTAACGCCTCATCAATTTGCATGTCAAGAAGCTCAATTGTTCTTTGAATTTTGCCCTGCGCAACGATTTCGTCACAAACAACGATATATTGGTCAACGTCTTCTTGCATCAAATCTGGTTTATCGTAGGTATAACGAATAAAGCAACTTTCAAATGTTTCTCTATCATCTTCCTTTTTGTAGCTATTAATCTGCGAAAGGAATCTGTGCGTATTAATATAGCTTAAAAGACATAATAATTGTTTTTTTTCTAATTCTGTTAAATTTTTAACATCGGGAGCCTTAGCTTCGCCAGTTGTAAATTTTGTAATATACTTCACAACCTTAAAAAGTAATGTATCAATCTTTTGTGGCGCACGATAGGTTCCAACAGACAGTTCTTCTTTGGCGTCAATAGCAGATGGGTCAAATTCCTTAATAAATTCTTGAACTAGAATGGTTTCTTTATTTAAAGCGGTTAACTGTTTCTTATCTGGAAATAGAATTTTTGCAATTTCTAGCGGTTTAGAGCTTTTATAATTACGTTTCACATAATCTTTCTGCTCTTCCGTCAATTCCATTTCTATCTTGCTATACTTCGTTGTTATTGGTGTTCCGCCAATATCAATAATATAATTTTTGACCTGTTTGCCAATAAAGCTTCTTCCGTCTTCATTTGGATTGCCAGAAACGGTTCGTGTTATTTCAATAAGGGGCGCACTATCCCAATTTTTTTTGATATAGTCCTTATCTTCTTCTGTTAATATCAATTTTTCCATATTATGCCAAATCTTCTTCTTCGATAACCTCTTTTGCGGCTTTTAAAATTTTAGCTTTCATTTTGGCTATCTGTTGATACCCCGGCCCTCTATCCTTATTGGTTTGACGATATTCCATCTTTAATCCGGCCTCTCTTTCGCTAAGATTTTCAACATATAAAAGAGTGTAAAGTTTAAATTCAATAGGTTTTAGCTTCTTTTTAATCTTTTCGTCAATCTTCTCTTTAGCATCAGAAATGTTGGTGAAATCTCCAACTTTACTTTCTGCCTCTTGTGCGTGATTTTCAAGCGATAAACTTTGTTTGACATTGAAATGTTGTTCCTTACTTTTTTTCCATCTAACGTAAAGAGGGCATTCTTCACATTGTTTGCCACTTGGCGTATAAGAGCACGTATCCCCACCCAAATTCTTCGCACATCCAAGACATGGGCGATTATATTTTAAATAGTTATCTCTTAATATATTTTTAATTGCACTTGATATTACTTTATTTACCCAATGGGAGAATTCTCCCTTTTCCGGTTCAAAAAGATGATACTTTTTAAATATTCTGATAATAACCATCTGAGAAACGTCCTCAAATGGAATAGCCACAAGAGTCCATTTGCTTTTTCGTTTTAAAATCTCGTGTTGAATTATATCCAACTGTTCCTCAAATGAAGGCTTATTCAATTTATTTATTTTCTTTTGTTTCTTGGCGGTCACGTTCAAATAATTTTTCGGTTCTTGCGTTTAAATCGTCAATTGTCAATGGTCCTGCTGGCTTTTCTCTGGCAAAAGACATTGACTGCTTTGCACTTCCAAATTTCATAACTGGTGGCCTATCAGTTTCAATTTCGACAAGAATTTTGTCAATATGAGGAACTTCTTTTTCGCTATCTTCTTCTTCTCCAGAAGCTTCTACGTGAACTTCCCTACTTGGTGCGATTTTTTTTACGGGAACAGATGCTTTCGCCTCTCCACCGGCAAATTGAGTTCCGCAATCAGAACAAAATCTTGGTTTTTCTAATGTATAATCGTGTTTTTTACCACAGTTTGTGCAATATAATGTCATTTTATTTTCTTTCTCCTTCTATTCTATAGATTTATAAGTGAATTTCAACTATTTGGCGTCTGTTTCAACCAATCTTGCGTCAATATGCTTGGAAATTGATTCGTCTGGAACCGCTTCAATTTTACCATCTTTCTTAACATATTTAGATTGTTCGCTTTCTAATTCTGGTGAAACAGTATCTTTCCAGACTTCGGGATTTTTAGTTTTGATATTTTCAAGACCTTTATAGGTGCTTGTTGCTGATTTGTATTCCTTAACATATGCGTAAAGGAGATATCCGCCAAGAGGGAGGCAAAGACCCAAAACGCCAACAGCAACCATCCAACCTTTTATAAATGGAATTGCAATTGCAGCGGCAAGACAAATAGCGCCAAAGACAGCTAACCCCTTTTTTACTTGTGGGATTGGGACGAAAATAGCCCCAAGTCCAGCAAGCAATGCCGCACTTGTCAAAACACCAATGATATAAAGACGTTCTTTTGATTCTAATTCAAGGCGAGCCTTATCATTGTTGTTTTTGGCGATAATTTCATCATTCGCTTTATTAAGTTTGCCTTGAAGTGTATTTAATGTGGCTTCATGTTTTACAATTAAATCCTCTTTTTCTTTTAAAGCCACATCTAATTTTCCTTGTATTTCGTTTGATTTTTTAACTATTTTTTCCGCCTCATCAACGACTTTTTTATGGCTTTTTTGAAGTTCATCTAAAGAAGTTTTAGTTTCATCAAGCTCCTTTGTAAGTCTTTCGTTTTCGTTTGCAATGCCAGCGGCGGATACAGGTGGTAATACGGCTCTAGCTTCATTAACGCGATTATTTATAATTATATCTGTCCTATCGTGTTCTTTATCAAATTGCCAAGCCAAGTCAGCACCATAAAGTCTATCAGAAGCAAATTGCATCTTATCTATGATGCTTGATTGAAATTCTTTTCTTAAATCTTCAATCTCCTGATTCTTTTTCTTCATATCCTGTTCATGGTCTTTCTTCTCTTGTTCCATCTTCTGGACAAGCTGTTCTTTTTCTCTTATTACTGTTTGTAATGGTATGCTTTCAAAACAACCGCCAAATAACAATGTGACGCAAACGATTAAAATTAATATTGATTTTTTCATGTTAAAAGATAAACTGACGATAAGTGCCGGGATTCCAATTCGGATAACTTGGGCTGATAGAGAGAAATGTTGCCACCAATACCCAATTGATTGCATCATTAGACCCATAAGCTTCAAAACTTAATGGGTTATTAAAAGAGTCGGCATTTTGGGTTCCTTGGGACGCTATACTATATCCTAAAACCGTTACAACAGACCCCAAATCTACATAAACATCCATATATCCATCTAAAGAAGAAACATATCCAATGTTTGAACCGTTAGAGGTTTCTGCGACACCATCATTGATATTAGTGATAGGGTAACTAACATTGAAAGCGCCTCCGATATTTGTAATTGTCTTTCCCACCAATGACGTAATGCTAGAAGATATTATCCTCCATTCGGACATAGAATTACCTATGCCGTTTGAACCAAGAGATGTTGCACGGAACCTCCAATAGCGAAAAGATTTTCCGCCTTGGCTTCCTAAAAATCCAACATTTTTTATTGATAGTCCTTGAAACATATAATTGATTATGGCTCCACAGAGTATGCCGCAACAACGCCAGTATCAGTATTGTTAAAACATTGTAAACTAAGGATTGCAACTTTAGACGTAGCCAATCCAGTTGGGGAAACAGACCCGATAAATCTCCAAGGTGCCCATCCTAACGCCTGAGATGGTGATGTTGAAAACATCCTTATAGTTAAAGCGGAACCAGCGGAGTAGTTTATGCCGGAAATGATAGTTGCGCCAGTAATTATTATACTTTGTAAGCCAGCGCCACTGAAATTTAAATTAAGTCTTCCAGATGCTCCACCTGACATAATTGGCATAGGAAGCGAAACATCTGTCATTTTATAATTATATGCCGTTAAAACATCTTGGGCCAAAAGATTTCCTTTTACGGTTATATTTCCAGATGATGGTGAGTAAATAGCGGTTTTTGTTCCCATCGCCATACCGTAACTTGTTTTTAACAACGTCAAGGAATTATCTGGCAATGTTGTGTCAATATTTATGATTTGAGCACTTTCGCTTGGCCAATTTGGTTCGATATATGTGCCGCTTGGATATGAAACTCCATATTGGTCTGTATAATAAAGGGAAAAAGCATTTCCTGTTGTGTTTACTGGTCCCAATCTAATCCATACTTGGCTTGCATCGCCAGTGTATGATGTTCTTACTTCCTGTAAAAATGTTCCAGAATTTCCATATGGAGATTGAGATTGAAGATTTAAAGCGTGTTTTATGCTATTGCCGCCATAAGGATTTAAAGCTGCTGTTATGTCCGCATTTGTTCTTGTATTGTCGTATGAGCTGTCTTCGCCAGCAACAATTCTTATTTTTGGATTAAATGGTCCACCATTTCCAACTGTATCGTAAATTTTATACCACAATCCTCTTCCTGTTATTCCGCCAAGTGGAACTAAAATGGTTCCATTTTTATAATATTGAATTCCGGCATAAATGTTGGCTTGCGAATAACCAACAGCAGAATAATCTGAAATAGTATTTTCTGGCGCTTGTCCTGTTGGGCCATAGTTTCCGACTATCAAGATATTTTTGATATCTTGGAAATTAGAATACCACATAACGCCATTTGTGCAGTTGACGCTTTCATCAAGATAGTTATTTTTTATGAGAACATTCTTTAAACTTCTTGGCGTTGCGCCTCTATAAATCTGTATGCCTTGATTGGTTGTTGCTCCTAAAAATCTGTTTCCTTGAAGAGATAATCCAGTAACATCACTATCGGCATAATCAAAAAAGATAAAATTATCCATACTGAATCCGCTAGCCCTGCCCATAATATTATTATTTAAATTTACGGATTGAGAATTTTGAACATTAATACATTGACCCCTATGGTCTAAAATAGTATTTCCTTGAACGTCAACTTCACTAGAAGAGCGTAGGTGGATTCCCTTTTCTTGGAAACCTCTTAGGAAATTTCCATGAATTTTAATCTTTTGAGGGCCGTTTGATACAAGCATTGCAGTAGAGCCAGCAAAGAAAGCGCCAGTTGTTCTAAAATTATCAACAATGTTATTTGAGAACGTTATGTTTTCACAGGTTGTCGAGGCTTCCATTCCGATTGTAGCAATATTTTTTATCATATTGCCGTCAACAATTATACATTTTGATTTATCAATACTGATGCCCCAATAGCTATTTTCAATAATGTTTCCCTCAATTGCGCAATTCGCTAAATTTGTCCATAACTCAATGCCCATCTGAGCTTTTGTATTTATGTAATTATTGCAAATCGAATGGCTAACGCTGTAATTTTCTTGAGATGTGCTTGTTTGAAGTTTAATAGCCGCACTTTCTCCAACCTCGCTCGTTAAATAGCTATCTAAAAATTTATTATTTTCAATTTTGAATCCCGAAGATGGCGATTGTCCAACGTCTATAAAAGAATAGATGCCACAAAAATAACCTGTAAATTTATTATGATTGATATCAATACATTTACTTCCCGCTCCTAAAAAGATAGAAGAGTTTTTTGTATTATAAAAATTACAATTTTTAATTACAACATTTTCAGAATTTGTTGTGCTTAAGAATCCAAGTTGGTTGGAAACATTCGATGAACCAGTTCTATTTGCATCAAAAGATAGATTATCGAAAGAGATTATTTTTGCGCCAGAAATATTGAATTTTTTTACTGATTCATCTCTCGCGCCCAAAAGTAAAGAACCTTCTTCGCCTAAAAACGAAATACCATTTCCAGTTACGTCAATCGTTCCACTAAAATAATAGGTGCCTTTAGGAAAAAATAAAGAGCCTCCATTTTTTGGATATAAACCATTTACGGCATTTTGTAAAATTGTTTTATTGTCGAAAACACCATTATTATTTGCGCCCAAATTTGTTACAGAAATTGTATTGGAACTGCCTTGTATTGAATATGCCATATATTATATTATCCTTTTAACCATTTAATTACAACTTTAATTATTATTACCATAAATACCAATTAGCCCCATCAGTATGTGCCTCATACGCGTTATATTGTCCATTTGCCAAATAAGAATCAGAACCATCAAATTTTTGCCCAAAGGTTCCGGTAAATATAACAGAGCCAGTATTTATTAATTTTACCTTAACGACTTGACCGCTATTTAAAACCGCACTCGGGAACGTTACGGTGATTGGAATTGTGTTATTGCAATATATTCTTCCATTATTCGCAACAATTGAATAGTTTGCGGTTATTGGATGCGATAATTCTCTCATGTATGGCAAATATCCAGAAAGAGAGTTGATTTTATTATCAAGTGTCGAACCAGTAGCAAAAAGACGACCAGATAAATTTGTATCGCCACCAATTGTTAATAAATAATTTGATTGGCCAGTTTGAGCCAAAACACCGGAAGAAGCGTAACCGCTTGGATTTGTTGTTGCATAAAATAAATCTGCTAAATTAACACTTGCAGAACCAGAAAAAAAGTTATATGCTAAAAATCTATCAAAAACCTTAAATCCAGCGCCAGTATCATAACTAAATTTGGTAGTAAGCCCTCCCGTTACAGGAGCACCTGATGAAGATGGTCCACCATTATAATTCCATGTAAGCGAACCATCTAGAGTTCCTAAAGTTAATGCTCCAGCACCTCCCCTTTTAATGTCTGTTTTTAAGTATCTCCCAGAATTAACATCATAATCATAGTAATAATTTCTACCAAGAACTATCTGAAATCCAAAGGTTCCAATATTCTGCGAAAAAAGTGTTCCGTATTCCATATCCAAAATACCACTCCTCAAATTAAGAGAAGAATATCTTGGAACGGTTAAATCAATTCCAGACCCTAAAATTTTATTGCCACTTATAATTTGAGAGCCAGTAACCCAAAGCGCATTTCCATTGACGACATTTAAGACGCCACTTAGTTCAATAATTTTATTGTTTAAATCTGAACCTGTTGCGGCCAAACGGCCAGATAAATTAATCGCATCATCCCACGCACGACGACCACTTGAATTTATATTGCCAGAAAGATTTAAAGTATTGTTCCATGCGTTTTGGCCGGTTGTGTTTAAGTTTCCAGAAAGCGCATCTATAAAAGTATCCAATATAGAACCAGTCAAAGCCAAACGGCCAGAAAGATTAAGCGCATTATTGGTTCCATGTTGACCAGTAAGTGTCAGATTTGTTATTAATCCAGCAATATCAGAATCATTACTTGTAATTTGCGCTTGTAATCCACCAGAAACCCCAGCAATTAACGAGCCAGTTGCGAAAAGTCGTCCAGACAAGTTAATGGCGTCATCCCAAGCTCTGCGTCCAGATGCGTTTATATTTCCAGAGAGTGTCAATATATGCATTGACAAACCATACCCACTTTGAATTAATCTAGTATTTAAAGAATCAATGTCTTCACCTGAAGCCAGTCTTGGCAGAGAAAGTAAATCAGTTTGTTGACTTCCCATGCCAAACCTCCAACTATTAGATGGAACATCAAATCCAAAAATAGCGCCAGTTGCATTTAAACCAGTTAAGCCGGTAGAAATAAATATTGCAGAATCTCTTGCGCCGCCAGTAGCATTAAGAACAATCCAATTATCACCAACATATAAATCTTGTGTATTAACAATAAATTGCGAACCAGTGACATATAATGTATCCGCATAAATTGGCTGTAAAAAATATTTAACACCACTTATAAATTGAACGCCAGTTGTGTAAACCGCGTTGGCGGCAGAAACGCTCGCCGTATTTATAAGACCCAAAAGGATAGAGCCTGTTTGCGCTAACGCGCCCGAAAGATTTAGCGCGTTGTTTCTGGCTCCTTGTCCAGTTAGGGTAAGATTTCCACTTACAGCGTCAATAAAAGTGTCAAGAATAGAGCCAGATTGGAATAAGCGGCCAGAAAGATTAATTGCATCATCCCACGCACGGCGACCAGATGCGTTAATACTTCCAGATAAATTTAATGCGTTATTTTGACCATGCGCCCACGCTGCTTGTCCAGTCAACGCAACTTTTGCATCTGTATAATTAATAGAGGCTAATCCAGTTGCCGCAACGCGAATATCGGCATAATTAACGCTGGCCTGTCCTGTTGCCCTGATTCTTGCGTCAAGACCGCCAGAGACATTTGCTATTGCCGCGCCCGTATTAAAAATAGAACCAGATAAATTTAATGCGTTATTTTGAGCAATTTGACCGCTTAAAATAAGATTGCCGCTTAAGGCGTCAATAAAAGTGTCTAAAATCGAACCAGTTTGAAATAAGCGACCTGATAAATTAAGCGCATTATTTTGTCCATGATTCCAAGCGGCTTGACCGGTTGAAGCAATTGTGTTCAAAAGCGCCTGCCCTGTTAATCCAATATTACCAGAGACGCCAGCCGTCAATTCCACATTATTGATATAAAGCGCATTTCCGCTTGCATCAATAAGCTGACGATTTAAAAGAAGATATCTTGACTTGAAATAATTTGCCATAATTATCGTTGCTCAAAAGAGACTGGCCCGAAGGCACTAGATAAATTAGACTGTTTATAAATTTGTTATTCCATATTAGATAGAAGCCCAAACTGATAAAACAAGTCCCGTCTCCATAATTGTATCTGAAAAGTTAGCAAAGAAACCGGTTGTGCTTCTCTTGCTTGTTCCGCAAAAATAATAAATATTGCCAGTATCAGAAATTGTATCCATTGTCAATTGAACCATAGGAACTCTTGAAAAAGCCCTTGGGAACCAAATATACTGATAATCCGAATTAATATTTACGCCAGTTATAAAACCGGTTGCGTTGATATAACTGATATAATTATCAGAAATCATTTCTCCGCTTAATCCATTGATTAAACTAAGTAGGGTTGCGCCAGTTGCGGCTAATCTGCCGGAAAGGTTTAATGCATTATTGTTGGCGGCAGTCCACGCTTGCTGCCCTGAATTTGCAATTGCTGTTAACAATGCCGAACCACTTAAGGATAAGCGATTTGATAATTCTCCACTTGTCGTAGAGTTTAATAAAACAATTGCCGCGCCAGTTGCGCGAAGTCTTGCTTCCAAACCACCAGAAACATTCAAAACATAACCAGAAAGATTTAACCCATCATTACTATTTCCACTAACTGTAATATTTTGACCAATTGTAGTAACCGAAACATTTCCAGCGCCAAAAATATTCATGACGCCACTAGCGCCGTTAATTGATGCAACTCCACCAGCAGCAGCCGTTATTTGACTAATTAAATAACCGCTTAAACCAGTTAAAGACTGAAGGTTGGCAAAGTTGCCAGAGTCTCTAACCATCAATGTGTTATCATTGGATACTTTTAAACGCTCGCCCGATACCGAAACAAATGAATTTGTAAGGCGAATTTGATTAAATGCTGGTATTAATGAGTTTGACATTAGAGTTATCCTTTTATATTACACGAAATTGAAAGTTTTATTATTAAATCTGAAGATTAAAGCATTTTGTAAACAATTGTTACGAAAAAGTCTGCTGAACCAGTTTGGATGGCCACTGGGTCGAAACTGTTACCAATTGCAAGGCCATTTGCAAATTCAACGCCTTCATCAGAGAATTCGTAGAAGAAGTTGTTGCCAGACATAACGGCAAGATTGGCTTCTGGTGTTCCAACTTGGGCTGTTCCATCAAAAACTTGAAGGAAGTTCATGTTCTGTGGGCATTTGGAATAACCATTGATTTTATTAACCAAACAACGGCCAGTGATTGGGGCGAAAGCCTGAACGTAGCCAGAAGAGCTAACTTTCTGCCATTTTGAAGCTGAATCAGCAACAAGGGCGTCAAGTTTTACGTTGGTTTGGTCAACTTGACCGGAAAGGGCGACTTGATATGCAACTCCTGATGTTGCAATGACTTCTAAAGCGGCGGTATTGACAGTAATACCGGAAAGTGAAAGACCGCTAATATTAATATTCGTGTTTTGAACGAAATCTGAGGCGAATAATGGCCTCCACGCGCCGGTCTGCGTTACGTTACTTCCGTTCTCCCAAACATAGCCGGAATCATAAATCTGCGTGAAACTCTGAACGCCTTTGTTTGTGTCAAAGGGCTTTGAGTATGCGCGGAAAGAATTGATGCCTTCTGGAGCAGCCATGTTTAGGAAGATAAAAAGTAAGAGAAAAAGATACGTGTCAGAAAAAAAGAAGACACGTATCAGTATAACTTTACACGAAAAATGTGTCTAGGAATACCCTGAATAAATAAAAAACGCACCTGTTAAAGATGCGTTTTCTTAATTAAAAATAAATTAAAATAAGGATTATTGAATGGCTAGACCCCTGAGTTTAAGATAACGACCTAGGCGTTTGAAAGTATATGAAATTCCTGAAAATCCAGCATATGCATATGCTCCTATATCCCAAGGAATAGAACGGATTATCCCATTAATATCTGTATTAAAATAAGCGGAAAGATTTATGCCAGAACCTATAGCTGGAGAACCAGCCTTTAAAGAATAATCCGAAATACCAGTATTTGCAAAAATTGTAGATAAACCGCTGTTTATACTTTCTCCAGTTCCCATTGTTGGAATTGCAAAACCAGCATAATATCCTATCCATAAATTGTTAGTATGAATTACATTGTTGGTATCAATAGTATTATTATTCCAAGTCATCCCATCGAGAATATTATTAGAAACATAATATGTTGCTACTCCGTTTGAACGGTCTATATTCAATGAATTATGGCTAGGAGAATTAACAAATGTATTATTATACCATCTTACAATGCTGCCTGATAACATATTACCCCATTCATTTACAACACCATAAGAACAATCAACCATATTATTATCAAACAATATATTGCCGCTCATTTGTTCGTATGTAATTGGGAAACTATTGCCAGATAGATAGTTTTTTTCAACAGAAATGCCAGAACTATTTTGATAAACAGAAAGGCCATTACCATGCGCTCCACGAATACCTAAAATATTATTGCGTTGAATGCTGCCTGTGGTTACGCCAGCAAAATAAACACTTGTTCCTCCGAGTAATTGGAGCAAGTTATCTGAAACGTTGAAATTATTTCCAACGCAATACATTCCCTTGCTTCTTAAGGATTGGGATAAGATATTCCCAGTAATGAGACAATTATCCAAATTTCTCAAAAAAAGTATAGCGTCCTGATTAATGGAGCGCATATTTTTAAATTCACAATTTAAAATCTTTAACCCATCATAATGAGCCGCACTACCGGGATTATGGTAAATTCCATAACCAAGAGTATAAGACTCTCCAAAATATCCTGCAATTTTTAATCCATCAAATGTTACATTATGCCGGTCAGTCACATCAAGTCCGCCGGGTAATTTTGCTATTGAAATATTTAATGAATTTGGATTTATATTTCCAGATGGCCATATCCACATTCTGTCTCCAATAACAGCATATGTATTTTCGGTCAAATTATAAGGATGACCTAAAATAGAATAAGGCGTTGGATTATAAAACATTGTGCTTGGCAACGCATTAAAAATAATTTTATTTGTACCAGTGTCAAATCCAGTGATGGAACGAATAACAACGTCGTTTGCCCCCCTATGAATAGCGACATAAGCTCCAGTCCAGAAATTGGTTGTTGATTGTGTAAAATAAGAACTATCCGATAAACTTGAAATATCTACGTTAAAAGATGGCGTGGAGCGCCATGCAGAAACAATATCAAAATAAATAGGCAATGAAGGAACAACGTCTTGAGCAAATCCTAAAAATTCATCATTAATAATAACTGTATTTAAAGCATTTTGTCCTGAAAATTCTGTATTAGCATACCAAATATTAGCAAAACCTGTATTATTATAACATTCTCCTGAATTTACGCATTGCGTCCAAAGTTTTGTAAAAGGCACGGAACCATTAATAATAGCTTTTTGTGCGCCCCAACCATCACCCTTATATACAATGGGACTTCCACTAGACCCAGACGAACTAATTCGAATTGAGCCCAAATAGTTGACGCCGCCTTTAAACAAAACAATATCGCCGGGAACAATTGTTGTGCTATTTGCAATTCCACTAGCATTATTATCCCCTTTGCAATGTTGCCAAGGAGTTGAAATGGATGTTCCGTTATTACTATCATTGCCGGAAATATAATCTATATAATAAGTGGGCATAGATTATGGGCCAAGCGGATATGTTGCGCTTGTCCAATCGGTACAAAAATCATCAACATAAAGAACGTTATTAGTGCTTGATAAATCACTATTATTATTAAAGATAAATACGCGGCGACAAGCGAAATTTGGAGTTGAAACAGAACATTCACTTCCAACTAAAAGTCCGTTTACATCAAAAACTTTAAGAAGAGACGTTCCATTTCTATTAGCTTGAAATGTTATCCAATACCAAGTGTCAATCGAAAGAGCGGAACTATTATCGGAATTGCCAGAACCAGTTAATCGAATATTTTTATTAATTTCAAGTAATCTTATAGATACAACATCAGTACCACCCGAATCTTGGACTCTGAATAAAATTCTATCGGCATTCATAGTTCCAGAATATTTAAACCAAGTTCCAACGCTTATAGAAGTTTTATCTGAACCAATATTAAATTGAAGACCATCAAGAACGGCAGATGTATAGGCTCTTTGCACGCCCAATGTTCCAATATCAGGACTTCCATTAATGGTTGAAATCGCCGTTCTTTCTGCCGCCGAAGATGTTGATAATACAGAAACATCAGTGGTAACAGTCCAAGCGACGGAGGATGAATCATTAGCCTCTAATGCAGCTTTCCAAGCAGCAGAATCAACTGGAGTGGAAAATTCGAATGTCTCCCATAAATCAACAACTATATTTGAACCAGCCGCGCTTCCAGCGGCACTTCCAAATCTCCTATTAATAAACCTCTTGTTAGTAAACATTCCCATGATGATAGTCCTTTTCTTTCGTTAGAGTTGTGTGTTAAAGTTGGTTAGACCAGCGCAAGCCCCTTGAGCTTGAGGCGGTGGCCGAGACGCTTGAAGGCGTAAACTATGTAGGCATATGCGCCTATAGTCCAAGGAACCGTGCGGGCGGTTCCATTTATATCGGTGGTAAAATATTGGGAAAGATTTGCGCCGGAACCGATAATGATGCTTCCGAGTTTTGGTTGATAATTGTTACCGGACGGATTAACGAAAATAGCATCTTGGTTTGTATTGTATATTTCGCCCGTACTAAATGTTGGGGCTGCGTAACTTGAGCTATATCCTACCCAAAGATTATATTGATGGACAACGCCCGTGTCATTGGTTGGATAAGTATTCCACGATAGACCATCTAAAACGTTATTTTTAATTTGATAGGCAGCGGTAGAAGATGACCTGTCTAAGTTCAGCGAAATATGATATGGTCCACCCATATTTGCGTTGGCTTTTACGAGAGTATTGTTGAACCAGTTTACGATTCCGCTCATATACCCCCACTCATCAACCACCCCATACGAACAATCTACAAAATTATTATAAAAAGAAACGTTATGGCTATATTCGTATGTAATTGGACTACCACATTCAATAAGGAAATTTTTGTCAACAATAATATCTTTACTTAATTGATAAACAGATATGCCATTTCCATGTGTGCCTCTGATACCGGAAAGAAAATTATTATTTATATTTCCAGATGATACTTGTGCAAAATAAATTGTTGTACCGCCCATTCTTGTCCATCTATTGTTTAGAACATCAATATTAAATCCATTACCAATGACTCCTCGTGAGCGCAAACAATTATCAATCGTATTCCCGATAATGTAACAGCCACTTACAGGCTGAATATTAATTACCGGTCCTTTTGTCATAGAACGTATGCAGGAAAATGCATTATTAATTATTTTTATACCCTTGCACGTTGAGGAACCGTTTTGAGAATATCCGTATCCAACATAGGTCTGATTTAAATCTCCATAATATCCAATTATATCGAATCCATCTATAGTAATAAAATGTTTATTAACGCTTTTTGTGGCTTCTCCAAGTTTAGCAATTCTCAAAGAAAGCCCGCTGGGATTGACATTGTTTGGAGGCCAAAGATAAAAACGTCCATTAATAACTCCATATTGTCCAGTGTTTATATTATATGGGTGTCCAATAATGGAATAAGGAGTGGGATTATAAAAATCTGTATTTCCAAGGGGGTTAAAAATAATCTGTCCGCTCGCAACATTATAACCCGTAATAAGAAGAATTGACACCGAATTTGGAGACTTATGAATTCCAACATAGGCTCCTGTCCAAAAATTAGGTTGGGATTGAACAAAATATCCGGTGTTTGACAGGGATATGAGGGAAACATTTCCGCTGGGAACGGTTCTCCATGTTGATACTACATCAAAGTAGATGGGCGCTTGTGGAGTTACGTCCTGTGCAAACCCTAAAAATTCTCCGCTCAAAATAACTGTATTTAATGAGGTTTGTCCCGAAAAAGCAGTATCCGTGTACCAAATATTGTTCCAGTTTGGATTACCAAAACAGTCGCCTGAACCCGTACATTGGGTCCAATTTCCGGTCAAAGGAACGGAGCCGTCCAAAATAGCTCGCCCCGTTCCATATCCGGTGCCCAATAGCGTAATTGGCGCGGCTAAAGAAAAACCCGAATTGTTGATTGTTATTTCCCCAAGATATCGGGTTTGTCCTTTGAATAAAACACTATCACCACCCGTTAACGTTGTAGAAGCGGCGTTATTTGTGGCGTTAGTGTCGCCGGGACAATGTTTCCAAGGTGTGACGGTTGACGTTCCGTTATTGACATCGTTCCCATTATCGTAGTCAATGTAATAAAAAGACATAGTTTATTAATAAACCTTGATGTCGGGAAGATTACGTTGGATGAGTTGAGGCGCAACAATAGTTGTCGAAGAGGTCGCCGCCAATTGTCTCGCCCCCATAGAGGCGGACGCAGGAATAGCGGCATTTCTTGCGGGGGAGGAGGTGGCTAATCTGATATCTAAACTACTTGAGCCGTTATAATCAACATAATCTGAATAAGCCGCTCCATCGGTGGTAATATTTCCATAACTTGTTCCCGTAACCGTGGACCCCGCGTTAGCAATCGTAATGGCATCTCGCAAACGATTGAATGCTTGAAGAAGAGGAACCCCGGTACCCCCACAATCAATAGCGTTTGTTCCACAATCTGTAATCATGTTGCTCATTGCGAATTGAAGCCCAGTTAAGCTGCTTGCATATGCTATTCCGTTTACATATCCTATAACAGTACATCCAACAACGGATGAGGTCGCCCCAGCCGCAACGGAAATTCCAGTTGCCGCGCCACTTCCTAAAACTACACAATTAATTGCGAAGCCACCACTACCTAATGAGATACCAACGCTAGTACCTGAAGTTTTTTGATTCTGAACCCAACAAGCTATGACTTTAGAGTTTGAAGAATCAACCTGCAAACAATTCAATCCACCAGTTGCCCCTTCCAAAATCGCATCACAATTAAATAAAATTGCCCTTGTGGACAATGCCACACAGGAGGCCGAGGAATTAGTCGAATTATTGTCGAAAACACATCCATAGGCAAAACAATCGGTTCCCATAGAAAGCAAATACGAAGAAACGGCTCCTGTAAAATTAATTGTTTCAAAATAAATAAATGTTCCTGTCGAAATATTAACTCTAAATCCAGCTTGAAACGCATAAGCGGGCATATTCGTTGTAATTAATTTGCCGTCGCCAGTATTTCGTCCAAGATAGCCATCTCCACGAGTGGTTTTATATCCTTTAACCCAAATTGGATTGGTATTAGTTCCCGGCATATTCAAAGTATCTGTTGCTCCCAATGAATAAGCTCCATCGGCTTTAATCCAAATTATATTCCCAGCTACTGCGCCCAAACCAACTGTAGCAGACCCAATACTTCCAATAGCCGTCAATGCTCCACCAATATTTACTACGCCACTAACCCCAGCTCCTGTTGCGCAGGTTCGGTCTAAAGTAATGGAAACACCCACAACAACGGAAATGATTTCATAATACCCAACGGTAAAGTTAGTTCCTGAAACAATACGGGCGATATTACCTACCATGTCATCGGCGGCGCTAGCGTGAAGCAGAATAGCGTCCGCTCCAGCGGTTGTTACGCTGGTTAATGCGTATTGGGCAGCATCCTGTTGGCTAAAATCGGTGCCCGTGGACCCAGTTTTATAACCACCACCATTATTGACATTTCCAGCGTTACGAACCTCCCAAACAATTGTTGAAGAAAGAGCCATAAATTAAATCTCCCACGCGACCCATGCGCCGCCAGAAACCTGAACCGCGCCTTTGTATCTGCTGCTACCGAAGCTTGAGCCGCCCCAACTTTGAACGGTAGATGGATTAAGAATCATGGAGAATGAATTTGGACCAGCAACACCAGTTCCAAGATTTACGAGAAGAGGAATCCCGGTGTGTGTATTTTGGACAAACATCTCTAAACGATTTGGATTTGCAGCCAATGCCTGTCCAAAAAATGTATTTGTTCCCGTATATGGTGCCGTTCCAGAAGGGGCGTATGTCGTAGCAACAGAAGAGGATTTATTTACAACAGTTACAATTGCACCAGTAGCAAAACCACTAACCGTAACTGTGTCTTGAGTATAATCAAGTGCGCCTTGATTTACAAGTAAGCCACCATTATCCTTATTGAAGGCAAACATTACATAATCACCAGTATTATAACCACCAGTGATTGAGCCAGCGCCGGTTACGGCAACTGCGCGACCACCCATAGGCACAAGGGAATATGGAACTGTTGGAGAACCAAAAATAGATGAATTCAAATCAGCTTTAACGCCTGTTACGCCAATTGGATTTGAAATGCTGGATGACACAAGGCCAGAAACGATAACGGTTCCAGAAACATTGATTGGTGCTGTGTTTGAAATGCTAACAGAGCCAGTAATATGTGCTGGGTCTGTAAGATTAGAAGCTAATAAACCAGAAATCGCAGCCAAGTAAAGTTGACCAGTGATATCTTTAACGGAAGCAACATCAGAAAGGTTGCCAGCAAGATTACCAGAAATTCCAGAAAGTAAAACGTTTGATGTAACAATTAAATTATTGCCAGATACGATTGCATCAACAATTGGACCGGAACTTACAGACGCCTGAACAACGCCAGAAATTGGAACGACACCATTTGTTATGGCAACGTTTAGCGTATTGCTCAATCTTCCAGAAATACCTGAAAGCAATTGGTCAGCAACTAAAAGTCTATCATTTCCCGTGGTCTGTGCGTTGACAATTGATGTTGAATCAAATGATGCCGCAACGCTACCCGTAAAAATTGTTTTAACCCAACCAGAAATATTGATTGGAAGGGCATTTTGAACGAATACGTTGCCGGAAATCGGTAAAACAGGATTTGATACTGTCATCAATGGATTTCCAGTAATAGCAACAGCGCCAACGCTTAATGAAAGGCCACTAATACTTACATTAGAAGTTGTACCTAAATCCGCTGGGGTAGCTGCACGCCACGCGCCAGTTGTTACTTGACCATCACCATTTGTAAATACAACGCCCGTATCAGCAACGTGTAAAAATGCTGGTGCGCCCTTACCAAAGGTATCACCGAATGTACGAAACCTATCGCTTGTAGAAGTGCTCATGTTATTTCCTTAGAATAGAATAGAATAAAATAAACGGAAATGCTTATTATATATGAGTCTTTACACTAAAGGCGTTATTTTGTCTTATTGCTCGTTAAATTACTTATAAAAATAGAATTGTCTCCAAAATAAAATCAAACCGGGAAGTTTTTTGGGATTAAGCTCTTCCGGCTTATAAATTTTGCCATATTTTTTGCAAATTAAAGCCGCTCCTCGCCCCGCACTCTGTTCTGCATCAATAACTTCCCGCATTTTCTCTTCTGTATATTTTGTTTTATTATAAGAAAAGAACACTTTAAATTTCTTGTCTTTCTTATCTTTAAAGTGCGTATATTCATGGGCCAAGGTTTGAACGCCTCTTTTCGTATTCCGAATATCATTTCTTATTACAATGTGGCCATATTCAGCGTCAAAAAATCCATCCAAGCTAGAGCCTAATGGTTTATGATAGACAACTACTTCTTTCTTAACATATTCTAATAGAACATCATATATTTCACTATAGGTCATTTTGGGATGGGAAACATGGGTTCTTGTTTATGGTTGCTATTATTACTATTGTGACTTTCAATTTTTTCAGATATATAACGAAGAATTCCACTTCTAACAATATCTTCTTTTGTAAAGCTGAAACAATGTATTCCTTGGTCTTTTGATTCTTGTGAATTGAACAAATCAAACATTGGCATGAAGCCACTTTTGCCATTAAGGTCAGATTGATTTGGGTCGGCAAGGATTATAATCTTTGAGAATTTGCCCAGTCTTGTAATTGCCGTTGTTAACTCTTTAAAGGTGAAATTTTGACTTTCATCACAGATAATATACTGCGCGTTTAAGCTTGCGCCACGAAGATAGTTAACTGGAATGCCGCGAACCCTTTCTTCTGAAATTAATCGTTTAATTTGGTCAGCGGGAAGAAATTCTTCCATTTTGTCCATCAGCGGCATGAGAAATGGCTCCATTTTAAGCCCCATTTCGCCGGGAAGACTGCCCAACGACTTAGACGCGCTTTCAATAATGGTGCGAACATAAACCAAATCAGAAACGCGATGTTCCTGCAATAGTTTTAATCCACAATATATTGCGCAAAACGTTTTTGACGTTCCAGCCGGTCCATTTATAAAAACAACCTGTGTTTTTTTATCCAAAATAAGCTCATGAAGCTGTTTTTGTTTTTCGGTTAAATCATCCCTCTCGCGAATGTATAAATCGAACGTTACCTTCTCTCTTTGTGGGACTAAAA